GTGATTTGGCTGCTGAAGCTCGGCAGTTGAAGCGCGCGCGGCGCTCGCGGTAGGCGATTCCTATCTCCTTTCTTTTGAGGTTAAAATGGCTAATATCGCCAATGTTGTGGTTTACGACGGTGCAGCTACTCCGGTGGCTCACACGCTCATCCCGATCTCCGTCGAACGGAATCAAAAGAGCGGGCGGATCGAGGCGCTTTGGCGGGAGCAAGTTGCTACGCTTCCGACCTATGCGCAAGTTGAGCTGCGCGTGACAATGGCACGGACTGCAAAGTCCGGCGTCTGGCACGTGCAAGCCCAGGTTTCGGTCCCCGTCATGGAGTCGATCTCCGGCCAGAACTCCAGCGGTTACACCGCTGCACCCAAGGTCGCTTATGTGGACACGGCCGGCTTCTTTGGCCATTTCCACGAGCGTGGAACCATCGCCGGTCGCCGGCTCGCGAAGCAGATGATGCTGAACATTGGTAACAATGTCGCAACGTCTGTGCCCGCGGTTTCGGTGGGGGTGGTTGATGAACTTTTCTCGCTTCTGGTCACTCCGACCTAAGCAAAAGAGCTCGTCCCGCGCAGTTCAGCGCGGCCTGCATATACCCTTGGGAGTTATGAAATGGATCTTACGTCCTGGCAATGTAGCTTTGGTGACGAAAAGTGTATGGATATTGCTCGCGGTCTCGCTGCCGTTTTCACTGGCAGACTTGGACCGCACCATCCTCTTGTTAAGCTCGTTCAACGAGCTGATTGGGAGGCTGTTGCAAGATATACACCAGATTTTAGCGCTGATGCCGAGCGATTCTTCGCAGAAGCATCGTTAGTTGCGCTCTTCAAGAAGGCGCCCTTCCTCCCGGTTGCTAATGACCCGGAGGCGACGGCCCTCGCGAAGTTTATCGACACCGAGATCGAATGCACGAAGACGAATAGCATCTTCGATATGTGGGAAGCTGGCCGTTTTACCTTCGGCCCGCTCGTTGAACGGCTACTCTTTGTAGCCCAGCGTAAAATATCCTATGTGTTGGGAGATTGTCCTAGTCTGAGTAAGCTTAGATTTAGGTTCACCTCAGGAGCTTCGACTGAACTCAAGAAGAAGGATACGTCCATCAGAAATCAATTGATGGCGGATCTCTCATGCAGCGAAGACATGATGTACAGCGGCCTCGCGGCCAATGTGCTCAGGTTAGAACCTGTGTGGATGGGTCTCCGTTCAGAGCCCGTGCCATATCAGTGTTCCGACATACGTGATGTAGTCCTTTCTCGCGTGGGTAGTAAGATAGCCTACGAAAAACACCTGCCGTCTCCTTTAGACGGCGGGCGAGACTATGGCGGCAACGTTGGATACGACGCCGCGTACTGCACCCTAACCGAAATTCCGGTGTGGGTGAGGATTGCACCAAGTGTGCTCGAATTCGTTCCGAAGACCGTATTCGAGAGCCGTGTCATTATTAAGGAACCGCCGCTTAATAAGTACGTACAAACTGCGTACGGCGACGAAATCCGCGACCGGCTTAAGGAGAGAGTAGGGATAGACATCAGAAGAGCCGCCCCGCTACATAGCGAGCTGGCAAGAAAGGCGTCTATCACAGGGGATTTAGCAACCCTGGACCTAACTAGTGCGTCAGATCTCAACGCGTACAAGCTCATCCAGAGCCTGTATCCGCTCGACTGGTATGTGGCATTAAGTAACTGCCGCACCAGCCACGTTATTGTGGCAGGTCGAGACCTTGAGCTCCAGAAGTTTTCAGGAATGGGCAACGGTTTCACGTTCCCCTTACAAACCCTGACATACTGGGCTCTCGTGTCAGCGTGCGCTGAAGAGGTCGGATGTTTGTCGAATGAGGTGTATGTCTTTGGTGACGATATTATCTGTCCCGTTGAATGTGTCCACCTCGTTAGGCAGCTGTTCCACGCGATAGGCTTGAAGCTGAACCCGTCCAAGAGTTTCTGGAGTGGTTCGTTTCGAGAGTCGTGCGGTGCAGACTGGTTATTCGGAAAAAACGTTCGTCCGATTTACATCAAGAGTCACCTTTCTGTAGAGAAGCTTTTTATCTTACACAACTCGTATTTTCGCCTCGGCGAGTACGAATTGGCAGAGAGGGTACTGTCTTATATCCCGACCGACTATCACATCTACGGACCCGATGGGTACGGCGATGGTCATCTCCTGGCACACGAGGATCACTGTGTGCCTGTTGAGCGGTTTAGACGAGTCAAAGAAAAAGGTCAACGCGTGAGCGTCGCCACTGGATACGCCCTATGGGCTTTTAAGACAGTCGCAATGTGCCCTAGGTTTGACTGGAATTCATCCAGTTATGACCACGCTGCAGTATTATATATGCACGCGAACGGGACTGAGCGAAGAGACGGTACCAGTGAACCACATCAGGATTTTTCCCAGGCGTACAAGCGTGAGCTTGAACATTACCTGGCTGATGGTATGTCCCTTAGCAAAGGACAAGCCATCAGGGCAGCGAAGAACGCAGCGATGCGCGCGCTGTTACCGGATGAAGTGGTGCCGTCCCGGCAAAGGAGGGTCGATAGAAGCCTTTCTGGCCGTTTTGATGTAAACGGGTCCGTTGTATCCTCTGATGATGAGTGTAACTACATCATTGGAATGCCCCTGCCGGGGACAGAGGATGCACAGATCAGAACGATCTGCATTTTGAGGTAGCACTACGCGAATTAACGCGTCATGCCTCATGGTTGGAG